GTTTTCTTTATGAGGTCAAAATCGAAATCCATCCTATTTGATGCCCTTCGATTTCTCGAAACTGCGCATTCCGCCCAGGCCCAAAAGACCCATCAACACCGGCATCATTGTCGAAACATCCGCTTGCGGAACGATGAATCCAAAACCGGCGGCAATCGGTGAAATCAGGAAATTCACGCCGAACCCCAACGCGCAAACCCAACCAACGGCCGGACGCCAACCGCCTCTGAATGTCCCCGCCGATGCCTCGGCTTTGTTTACACTGATTTGCGCCAACGCAATCTCTTGCGCGTGACGCTCGGACATTGTGGCGATTTCATGCGCCAACGCTGCCCGTTTGTCTTTGTCCTGGATGAACTTGCCCAGGATGTCGCTTACTGGTTCGATCAATTTATCAATCATTTCGAAACCCTTCTTTTCCCAAAAAACTCTCTGCGATCTTTCGATCTCGAGTGATTATAACAACAAAACCCCGTTCCGAATAGACCGCCCACTTCATCTGTCCGATTTGCACCATTCTCATTCACCACTTCCCTTGCCCCTTCCCAATGAGCCAAAGAGCGATGGCCAATCCAACCAGGCCAACAAGAACGGCAACAATGCCCACCGTCCACTCGAGAATCTTTTGCTTTTTCTTTTCCGCCGCCACCGCTTGCGCCCTGCGTTTCTTTCGCGCCTCTGCCTCGAACCGGACGAAATCATCTTTCAACCCTGGCCGGCCATATAGCTGCAACGCCTGGATCAATTCCTTGCGCTGCTCTCGGATTTGCTCGAGCGCCATAAATTCTTCGAAATCGTTTGTGTCTTTGCCGGCGAGTTGAGACCAGATAGAACTTTTCTTTCGATCGCCCCTGGCTTTGATTTGTTCCTCGGCCCCGATCATATCGCCGATCGAGTTGGCACAAGACATAATATCACGACCCGCGTTGATCGTGGCTTTTACCGTGGCAAATGCGGCATTGAACGCGGCAAGTTCAGCGATCATTTGTTGACCCTTACAATTCAAACGCGCCGCCGCGAGTGAATTATAGCATGGTCAGGGTGCGGTTGATAGGGATCAGGCCATCACAAATCTGGCGGCACAATGGACATCGGGGTGAACAACGTACCGTTTATCGTACCACTGCCCGTTCTTGCCGCCAGGTTCTCCGCAATCGTAATAACAGGCTTTATAAAACCTGGCCCCATAGCCGTTGATGAAAGTGTGACCAAAACCAACAAAGACCAGGACGCAAAGCATATCAGCCCATTTTTATCAGGATCGATGCCAACATCAAAACGATCGCACCGGCGACCGAAATCATGATGGTTTCAATCCGTTTGATGCGGATGATGGTCTCGCGCCACCGTTCATCGACCTGGGTTTCGACTCGAGTGACGCGAGGTTCCAAATCATCAATCCGCTTGTGTGCTTCGGTCGCCGTTCTCGCCATTGTCTTCCTCTTGGCTATTCAGAGAGGCCACAAGAGCCTCTGAGAATCCCTTTTCCAATATCACGCCCTGATCCATATCAACACGCGCTTGCGTCTGTTTCCGCTTCGCTGCGTTGATCTGATCGACCATATAACGCTGTTGATCGTTTAGATCGTTCTCAATGTCATATTCTCGATCGTCGATTGTGATGGTTGCCGCCATTTTTCTTTCCCTTTTGAGTTAAGTTTCAGTATTACTTGGAACAGAGTCCAAAAACGCCTGATAATTGTCTTTGCAAGTCTGAGTGAAGACAGTGTTGCAAATAGCCTGAACATCTGCGTCTTCCCCTGTAATGTCATCTTTTGGGTAGATGACATGGCGAGAAAAGGATCGACTAATATCGGCCCCATCTTCGCGGATGATTGTGGCTGTGCGAACTTGAATCATTGAGAAATCCCAAACATCATTCAAGACCACTTCCTTTTTGTCGTTTACGACAATTTTCTCTAATGCCATTTTTTATCTCCTTTGGCTATGGACTGTCCAATTCACGGTTCCGCCGTGAATTATGCCGATGTTCTATACGATCCCGTCACTCGAAAGTTTGAGGAAGACGGGAAATCATTGTGATCGGCCTCATTTGATGTGCCTTGAGCAGTTGCAAAAATCAAACCACCTCCGACATCGGAAAACGCGGCAACAAGGGTGGTCGTAACATTTGACAGTGAGTAGAAACTAGCAACGTGTTCCCACTGAGTATTGGTAGTTGAGTTGTAAACCGTAAACGGCAAGGAGACTTTTGCGCCTCCGAGGTTGCTTCCAAGACTTGCGGTCCAAGACATTCGAATGTCAATAAATACACGGTTTCCGATTTTCGTATAGGTTCCCTCGGCCCACGATGGGGCGTTGACACTTGAGCCGCCAAAGGTCAAAACTGGGGTATAGCTGCCCTCCTCGTAATCGTGAAGAAGTGAGCTTTCGCCGTTCCCAGTTTGAGCGGCTGAAAACAAAACCCCTTGACCATCTGGAAACGAAATGTTGCCGCTGCTGTTGACATTAAACGCGGTTGTTGCGGCTGTTTTGAACAACATTGAATCGGATGAATGATCATAATTTATTTGGCCCGCATTCCCGGCAATATTGTCCCCAAACCAAATTGAACTAGACGAACTGGCGTCTGTTACGATATTTATTACAGCATCAGACGCCCTCTCAACCGCAAATTCAACGCTTGGGTCAATACTGTAGCCTCTTGAAACGCTGTTGTAGCCCAAATATAAAGTTGGAGACACCGTGCCAAGAAGGTATGGTTCGAAATCGGTGTGAGTAAAGGCTGATTGACCACCAGCAACCCTAATACCATCGCCCTTGGTGAAAGTTACCCTTCCACTGTCGCTTTGGCCACTCTTGAAGCGCATCACCTCTTCTGATCCAGCGTACACAGCACGAACCCCTGCCGTATCGACAAGAAACCGCATTGATCCGCCCTCATCGGAACTAAATACCGAGAGAGCATCATCCGCAGTGTTCCCAAGGCATCTGAAAATATATGCCCCATCATCTATGTCGGTGTCGATGACATTAAACCTTATACGCCCATCGCTTTTGATCTTAATTCTTGAAGTACCAGAAACATTAGTGCCGCCGCCAGTGCGTAGCTCCAAAGTTGCGCCGACATTACTTGTTGAAGGTGTCGTTTCCTCAACTCTTGAGATAATATCTGCGGTTGACATGAAACTGGTGCCATCGTTTGCGGAAAAGACAATTCGACCAATATCATCGCCATCTTGCAAAATCGTGTTTGAACCCTCAGAGGAACCGCGAGATTTGCCAAGTGTTAAATATGCGGGGTTTGTATCATTACTATTGCGAATGATGGACATCCCAGCCGATGACGCCGTTTTCCCTTCGACGCTTAATGCCGCGCTTGTAGAGGCAAGGTTTGTTCGCTCCATCGTACCTGTGCCGATGGTGACATTCCCTGCGCCAGTTAATATCAGCCGTGAATCCAAACTGCCATTAACAGATGTTTTCAACATCATCTTTGAATTGAAACTTCCCGCGCTGACATCTGTGGCTTGAATAAAGATTTGCGCCATATTCGCATCGTTTCCGTCATCGGTATTGCTTCTGAAAAGAATGTTTCCGATGAGGTCGTCATCCGCCGGGGTTGCGCTGTTGTTGTAAAAATAGAAATCAGGAGTCGAGGCGCTGCCATCGTAGTCAGATTCAAGAATCAACATTCCTGTTGTAGAGTCGCTTTTGATGTGAAGCGGTGCGTCTGGGGTGTCTGTGTTAATACCGACGCTTTCATGAAACTGGATGTGGGTTTGCGCACCAGAAGCGTTTGTGAACGTGATGAAATCTGTTGATCCCGATGTGATCTTGCGGGTTCCACTTGAATCCACATAAAGCCGCATTGAACTGTTGTCACTGCTTACGACCGCCAATCCATCATTCACCGAATCTGCTGATTGGTGAAACTCATAAGCGCCGAAAGAATTTGCCGTTGTGCCGTTATTCCAAGAAAAATCAACCCCATCTGTAACGCCATTCAGTGCCGCATGCATGATTGTGGGCGTTGCCGAGTTTTTACCATAGGTTAGCTGAAAAGCGCCCAAGGATGAGTTATCCAAACGCCAATCCATGTAATTATCCGAGCCGAATGTTTCGGATGATGCTCCACGCCGCAAATCAAGAAACGCTCGCGGGGTTGTGCCGGTGTCATTGCGAATAATTAATGACGCATCCGCTCCAGTTCCGGTGACAATTTCAGGCCCAGCGTTGAATGCCGCCGCCGCATTCACCGTCAACGTATCACCGGACGCATCACCGATCGTGACATTGCCGGTCATCGTGACATCGGACGCCTCGCCGGAAACATTCAAGAATCGTGAATCCGCCTCTGTCTTCGAATAGGTGCCCAGGTTAGTCAGTGCCGCCGCCGCTGTGGTGGCCCCTGTGCCGCCCTGAGAAACGCCCAGAGTGCCATCAATGGTTTTTGCGCCGCCGATGTTCACCGTCCAGGATGTTAGCGTTCCAGAGCCGGCATATCCGATCGCCTCAACAACCAGGGTGGTTCCGGAATAAGATGTCACAACCGCATCGAGGAAATTGGTTGCCGGTGCCGCCGCATCTGCGATCCGCAATGGCGTTCCGGCCTGGTAAGGCTTGCCGGCGGTGACTGTGAAGGTCTTGGAACCGGTGCCGATCGAGTTCGAGGTTGTCGATGTGTCGTTGTAAACATCGCCGGCGTGAGTGACAAAATCCTCGAACGCATCCGGTAAACCGTCAACGTAATTGTTGCCCTCGAAATCAGCGAGAGTATATGTGCGACCATTGAGTGTGACCGGATATGCCATTTGCGTTCCCCTTAGATAAGTTCCTCGACCTCAATGAGCCGTGAATAGTAATCGAGAGCCGAGTTCACAATCGGCCCAGTTGCGGTGATCCTACCATATATATTTTGCGTGATCCATGTATTTGGATCGTCTGGCTGAGGAATGATGAGAATGTCTTGCGCAACACCCCTCAATCGATCCACCTGGTTAAAGATATTCCCGAAAATCTCTCTCTCGGGCAGATTAATCAATTCGAATTGCATCCGGCGGAAACGCTCGACCTCATCAACAAAGGTTTGGCCCCCGCGTGATTTGGTGATCCGAGACTCATCGACAAATTCAAACGAAACGCCGTTCGCATAGTTGATCGATGGCTCATATACCGGCCCAGACAACAATCGACCCGCCTGGATATAGCCATCGGCATTGGTGGGATCGGAAATGTCGATGCGGAAATATCTGGCCTGGACTGGCGTTTGCAAAATATCAAAGGTTGAGATCGTATAGTTCGCAGCGACCTCCGGATTCAAATATCCGCCCCAGATGAAAACGCCCCACGGCAACGTCCCAAATTCCTCGACAATCGGCCAGGCATCAACAACACCGGAATCATATGCCGTTGTTGAAAAATCAGCAACATTCGAAAACCGCCACCGGATCGTGCCGGTTTGGGAAATGTTATGCTTTATCAAAGCCGCGAAATTAACAATTTTAGGGGAACCGAAATCAATATCGATCTGCGCCGTTGTTTGGGTATTGCGCCAAATGCGAACAATCTGCCGATCCTGCAAGTTCTCGATCGGCAATGTCGCAACCTCATCATCGACCGTGATCGAGGTCGAGGTGTCAACGTAATTCGTTGAGGAAATCATCATATTTCGAGCCATTAAATCATCCCCAAAGTTCGAGTTCGACTTCGTTGTTCGCCGCATCCTCAACGATCGAAATCACTCGGAACAACTTGCCGCTGCTCAGATTATAGCGGTTAAAGGTGATTTTTACCACATCATTCAGCTTCAATGTGTAAGGCTGGGTTTTAACCAGGATGCGATAAAAATCACGCTGCGTTTTATATATATTCAACAACCTGGTCGCCTCGGTCGATGCCGCCGATGATCCGGCAAAGAGCGAATCGACAATCAATGCCGTTGAGTTGGGATATGGCGTTTGGATTGCCGTATCCTCGGCGATGGCGACATCGGCCTCTCGAACCAGGTAATCACGTTGCGCCGATGTGATCGAGGCATCGAAATCGCTCTCACTCATCACTCGATAGTTTTTCTTATAATCCATCCGAACCTGGTAATTCGGAACCGCCGATGCCTGGCGGGTGATCTCGATGATGGTTGTTTTATCAAACTCGGCATCCGCTGATCCGGTCGCCAAAGAAACCTGGCCAACCTGGAACTTGCCATCGCGGTCGAAACCATAAAACCCGCCGATCGTATTGATGAGCCGATCCAGGACATTTGCAACCGTTGTCATGCCTCGATCGTAAACGCCAACGGTTGATGAATTGGCCGAATTTAACGCTGTGAAAGATGCGGTGTCAAAATCCCCTGGATAAGTGAAACCGGCATGATCCTCGACGATGTGCTGAATGATGTCGCCAACGGTCTCGAGGTAAGTTCCGCCAGGCTTAGAACCCTTCACATCGGCCGTTATGATGCCGGTTGGTGCTGCAACCAGGGTGAACCGCCCATTGGTGAGATCGACCGTGTAATCGGTGGTTAAGGTCAGCGCCACACCGCCCTGGTAAACCGCATCGATCGCCTGGATCGCGCCATCGTGTACCTGGTAAACGAAATTTGTTGAATCCACCAACACCGGCTCGATGTTATAGACCTCACCATAACAGTGAGGCTTTGGCGTATTCGCAAGATCACTTGATCCCTCATTGCCGCCGGTGCCGGCGTAAAGTGTGTCGGGATAATCGACTGTGAAATCATTCTGGTTGTCGCGCAAAATCACCCGAATGAACAAATCATCGAACTCGATCGATTTCGACTGACCTTGAAAGATCGTGAAATAATACTGCAAATCCGCGCCGGCTTCACCAACGCGCAATTCGACCGAACGCCCATCCCATCCATAATCCGCCCAGGCATCGAGACCGCCATCAGCATTGGTCAAAACCAACTCGCCAAAACCAGGAACCGAAAGGCCACCGATCTTTCCGCTCGAGAACATCGATCGAGAGAATGAAATCGGCTCGACCAATCGAGGCTCAAAAACCGTATTCGCCGGCGTATCGGTTGGCTCAGTTACGAAACCCTCGCCCGAAAAATACAGTGTCAACTCACCGGCCGCATCCAAATCATATGGCTTGAGGATTAGCAGGTATTTCTTTTTTGCATACGGGTTTTCGACCAGTTGCGCGAGAGTTGTTGCAACCATTATTAACGCGCCCCCGCGAGTTGACCACCAGACATCATCCGGCTCATTTGCCGGCGCAAGGTTATGATTTCATCTTTCATTTCGTTCACCGCGCCGATGAGTTCCGATGCGTTGCCTTTGATCGGTGCAATGGTGCCATCGCGCCCAGGAATGAACATCTCAGGCCCACGTTCGCCCACGCGCACATTGTCGCCGCCGTGGACGTTTGCGCCTGTCATAGCGGCCAGATATGGCGCTGATTGGTTGTAAAGGGTTCCGAAACTGTCGGCTCGACCCTGAGCATATGACCCCTTCGAACGCCCCATGCCGCCGGTGATGTCCAGGATTTTGTCGGACAATGCCGCCGAAAGGCCATCTGTCAAAACACCTTTTGCGGCCTCAACACCAACCGAGGTTGCGATCGATGAAAGGGAACCGCCGCCCAAGATGCCGGCCGAAAATGATTCCGCGATTCCGGTTGTTACCGCGTTGATGAAACCTGACCCACTCGCCAGGTTTGACGCGATAGCCCCGCCAACGCCAGGCAAGATGAACATCGATGCGACCCCAATCAGGGTTGCCAGGTCGCCGCTCATGATGCCCTCGACCAACCCTTTGACCGCTTGCGTGACCGCTCCGACAATATCTTTGACAATATCAACAACGCTTTTGATGACGTTTTTAATTGCATCAACAATGCCACCAATAATGTTCCCAATTCCTTTGATGATACCGCCCAGGAAAAACCCTGGGGTCAATCCATCCATGATGCCGGCATCGATCGACACCCCGCCACCACCGCCGCCACCACCGCCGCCCATTGGCATCTGGCCGGAATTGAGTTGGTCAAAGAAACCCGCGCCGAACTTGGAAACACTGGCCGCCTTTATGACATACTCGCC